ATAGAGAAGAGGTAATAAAAAATGGCACTTTCATCTAAATCAACCAATCCATCTATCCCTCAAAGGGTTGATGTAACATCCAATAAAGACAAGGAGAAATCTATTAGTCTAATTGGTGGATTTATAGAACTTAGATATTATGAAAGTATATTACAAGATTCTATAAAGGTTAATTATATTTTCTCTGATACTGGTAATGCTATTGATGGGCAATCAGTTATGGAAGGATTGCCTTTGGTTGGGACTGAAGATGTTGAAATAAAGATGGAAGATAATAATAAAAATGAACTTAAAGCAAATTTAAATGTCAATAAAATAACACCAATCATAGAAGAAACAACAAAGAATGTAATTAGTTTACAGTTGGTATCAGAAGAGTATATTAAGAATGAAGAAGGTGGTATGAGATTAATTCATAGGTATGATGGAAAGATTTCAGACCACGTTAAGAAAATTTTAAAGGGTGGTGATAGTGAGGGACAATCAAAAAATCAAAGCAGATCTTTTAAAACAAAGAAAGAAGTAGATATAGAAACTACTGGTAACAATTATAATTTTATTGGTAATGGTCGTAAACCATTTTATATTTTGAATTATCTCTCTAAGTATTCTGTTCCTGTTGGGAGTGTTGAGAATGTATCTACTGAGAATAATCCAAAGAGTGCTGGATCGAATAGGACAGCAGGGTTTTTATTTTTTGAGACGGCAGATAAGTTTCATTTTAAATCTATAGATGCTTTGTTTAAGCAGAAGCAAAAGAAATCTTTTATTTACAATGAATCTACTGATGGTGATAAAGGAATTCCTGCAGGTTATGATGGTAAAGTATTGGAAATGACATCAAGTAATAATGTTAATGCTCAAGAAAAATTTATGATGGGAGCATATGGAACTAAGTTGATTGTTTTTAATCCTTACAATTGTTTTTATAATGTTATAGAACAGAATGCTGTTGAAGGTGATAATAATGAAGCACCAGGTATAGAACTTGCTGGTAGAGAACTTCCAAAGTTCAATGATAAGTTTGAGAATAAGAGTACACGTTCTACCTTTTATCTAATGGACACAGGTTCTCTTCCTGCAGGATCTACAGAGGAACAGATTGACGAGAATGAAAATCAAAATCTTAATTTAGTAGTCACTGTTAATCAGGCTATTCGTAGATACAATCAGATTTTTTCTGGTATGATGGAGATTACTATTCCTGGTGATTTTAGTTTACACGCAGGGGATGTAATATTTGTTGACATTCCACCCGTCAAAGGTGATAAAGATGATACAGTAAATAGACAAAGTGGCGGTCTATATATTATAGCCGATTTATGTCACTTAGTGAATATGGATGGGACTTGGACTAAGTTAAACTTAGCAAGAGATTCCTTCGGAAGAAAAGGCAACCACAGTACTCGTTAGGAGGTACCACAATGACAGAAAAAGCACACGATTTAGAACACGAAGTTTATCTTGATCCTAAAGATCATAAAGAACATATCAATCACGGTATGTTAGAGTATAGTGAGGCAGATCTTAAGGATGTTCATGCCAACTATGATGAGTATCATAAGGATGATGTAGTTGATAAGAATGATGGTTCCATTAATGATTATCATGAAAGACATCAAGATAAAGGATTAGAATTGTATTGTGACAATCATCCTGATGCATTTGAGTGTAGAGTGTACGACGAATAATGGAAGCTTCTGGTCTTTTTAATCCTGGTTTTGTAGGTTCTGGTTTCACTTGGTGGATCGGACAGATTGTTGATGACACAACTTGGCGTGAAAATCTAAATCCAGAAGTATTTTCTGAAGTGACCGAAATTCCTGCTTGGGGGTATCGTTATAAGGTAAGAATCATGGGGTCACACGACCAAGAAGAGGATTCTATACCTGCTAATGATTGTCCTTGGGCAGGAGTAATGTATCCTGTTACTGCTGGTGGTGGACAGGGAGGATCATATCAGACACCAGGAATTAAACAAGGTAATTTTGTCTTTGGTTTCTATATGGATGGTGCTGACCAACAATTCCCTATTATTATGGGTATTCTTGGTAATCATGCTAAAACAAGATTAGAAAGAAAGACTGGTAGTGAAGCAGGTGGTGGTAAGAATTTTACACCAATGAGTTTTTACTCAAAGAATGAGGAGGAACAAGCAGGTAATGATGCATATAATTCTCCTTCGAAGGAGAATATAATGAAGGAGTGTCCTGATGCTCAAGGTTTAGAAGAGACAGCAGACGAGAAAAAGGACAATGTATTAAATAGAAAACATCCATTAGCTTGTCCTGATCCAAACAGACAGTCTGACTTAAAGAATATGCAGACGGTTACAGAAGAATTGAATGAGAAGAGAATTCAATATCAAAAATGTTTATCCGATGCTCAGAAAGCAGCAGGACTACCTATTGTTCAGGCACAGAAAGATATTGCTGTAGAAATTGATAAGGCAAGTAAAGAGTGTGCAAAGTATATGAAGGGTGTGATGGGGCAGGTTCAGCAATTTACAACGAATGATTTCAATGAGAAGTTGCAACCAATGGTTAACCTAGCAGTTCCATCATATAAAAATAAGATATTAAAAGAAAAGGTTGATGGACTTGAAAAAATAGCTTGTGCTTTTAATGGTATCAATGCTGGTTTAGCAGGGTTGATTGGTGCAGCATTGATGAATGCATTTAAGAAGAAAAAGAATGCAGCAAGAACAACACCTCCTGTTGGTATTGGTACTGCATTAGGTTCTACAAGAGCAAACAGTGGAGTGTTAGAAACATTCATCCCAGGACCAAATGGTAATGGAGAATGGACTGCAACAGAAGAGTTACCACCAGAACTTGATACACCAGGTTCAGATGTGTTACCACCTCTTCCTCAAGAAGGATATTATTCTCCTGAACCTCTGTGTTCAACAGAAGAATTGGTTGGTGAAGTATTAGGTAGTAATATTAATACAATTATGAAAGCATATGATGATGCAGCAGGCCCTGTAATCAATACTATCAAACAATCATTAGGTGGAACTGTAGATGCAGCAGGTTCAGAAGGAACTGGTTCTGTTAATAATGCAATCAATGAGAATAATGTTTTAGCAGCACTATCTTCTGGAGTTCTTGTTGGTTCTATGGCATCAACACTTGCAGAACAATCGGGAGTAAAATCAAATATTATTGGTACTGTAACTAATGCATTCATTCAAGGTAATTATGAGACTGGAATGGCAAGTTTATTAGAACTTGCTGGTGTTAATAATGATACAAATGCTGTTGCAATAATGAACTCATTAAATGCAATACGAGATGGTGATATACTTGGTGGATTTTCTGCTGTTAGTGGTATATTAGGTGTAGATGGTACTTTGATGCAGGGAATTGGTGGTGCTTTTGCTGCAATTAAATCTGGTGATACTGCTGCTCTTCTTGGTGCTGCAGGAGGACTTGCTGCTATGTACCCATCAGTATTAAATGCTATTGCTGGTAAGGGTGCTGCTCTTGCAGGTGCAGACCTTGGTAATTTACTAGGTGGTTTAGGTGCAGGAGGAGGAATGGCATTTGATATTGCATCATCAATAAGTTTTGTTCAATCAATCACACAAACATTTGATTGTGATCCACCACCCCAATGTTCACCTAATGATGTTCATACTATGCAAGGTGGTGGACATTCTGCAGATTCTCCAAGTAATGCAGAAGTTGCAAAAAATGCAGGAGCTAACACATAATGCCAATAAAACCAACCTCATTCGATAATATTACAGTAGGATACATTAGCAATGCTAAGTATGTTAAGGGTGTTTCTATTGCAGATGCAAATATACACGAAGGATTGTATCCAGGTACAGAATATATTTTTATTAATGGTGACAATAATGTTGTTTACTTAGATATTGCTGGAGTTAATGCACTTACCCCTAAAAATCTATTAAGGTCTGATCCTTGTGATAAATCTGATAAACCTTGTGGTCCACCAAAACTTAAGTTCTTTGGTGGACATGGTGTAGGTGCAGCAGCAAATCCTGTGATAGATGTTAATGGTCAGATGATTGCTGTCGATATTGTAAATGGTGGTGGTGGTTACACATCTCCTCCTCAAGTTCTAGTAATAGATCCTTGTAGAAATGGTAGTGGTGCTGTCCTCCAAACAATTATTAAAGATGGTGTTGTTGTAAAAGTTATTATTGGTGATACTGGTACAGGATATCTTCCTCCAGCAGAAACATCACAACAATATCCTGCATTACTTACACTTACAGAGGTTCGTGTTAAGAACCCAGGTTTTAATTATAATTGTGGTGTAGATAAATTGACAATTACTCCTGATAATGGTACAGTATTATCATATAGTTGTGATCCTTTTGGTAAGATTAGGGGAGTTAGTGTTGATACTGGGGGTAATTTTACTGAACTCCCAAGAATAACTATGGATACTGAGACTGGTGTAAATGCATCATTTATTCCATTCTTTGATATTGTACGTGATCCTCTAACACCAAGACCATTTGACCCATCAGAACTTGTTCAAGTATATGATCTTGTTGGTCTGAATGTTAATGGGTATGTTGATGGTAAGGAGTACTATGGAAATGTTTACTTTGTTGAAGGTACAAAGTATGCAGGTACTACCTCTGGTGATGGAACGGATATTAGGGTTTATGATACTCGAATAGAGAGTATTCAGAATCCAAACACTGAAAAACTTCAATAAGAACTATTATGTCAGGTAACGCTGGAAAGAAAAAGAATTTCTGGTCCCAAACATGGAGTACCATGAATGGGTTGATACAATTTGGTACATTAAGTCCTAAAGATGATGTTACTACCAGTGTTGAATTAAAAGCACTTGATGGTAGACATTTCTTCTGTATGGAAGAGGATGGAGAACGTACTGGTTGGACTACAATGAATTCTCCTGGTGCAACAATGATTCACACAGGAGAAGATTTAAATGTTGTTCCTGAAGGTAGTGATCCTCCCGAAGGTATTTGTGAGAAGGAAGCATTTGTTATCCTTGCAGAGAATGGTGACATTCAATTGAAAGCAGCGAATGGTAGGATTAGGATGGAGGCCCACGACATAGAGATTGTTGCAACGGGTCAACCTCCTCACGGAAATGTTCTTGTTAATGGATATGAAAATGTTAAAATTGACTCAAAGAACGTTACTATAGATGGAAAACAATCTTATAAATTAGTAACAACAGGACTTTTAACTTTAGGAGGACTTTTGGGAACGCAGATTATTTCACCACTTGTTACTGGTATAACAGCAGCAACAATTAAAGATATTATGCCTAAACCAGGCAAAGGGATAGAATAATGGCATTATCATTCGACGAAATTTGGGTATATGGTGGGCAACTTGTTGTTGCTGAACCTTTTACTACTCCAGAGGCATTGGGTAAGGGAACATCAAAAGTTAAATGGTCTTCATTTATCCAAGGACCATTACAGACTGGTAAGGTTGGTGCTTTTGGTAGTGCTACTGCGACGCAAATGATTGGTCGTACTGATACCATATCAACACCATTGGCACTTAATACTAGAGGTAATGTTACTATTGAAGGTGATGGTGGAACTTCTAACGGTCTTTGGGTAACTGGTGGTTCGTCAGTTGATGCTCTCTATGTTAAAGGTGATGTCTATGTTACTGGTAAAGTAGATTGTGGTAACAAGGGTAGACTTGCCTCTAGATTTGCTGCAGCAGATGCTTCTCCAAAACCATTTGACTTGGTGCATCCTACAAAGGGTAAGGGGTGGAGATTAAGATATGCTTGTATTGAGGGACCAGAAGTTGGTGTATATTGTAGAGGTCGGGTAAGGAATGAGAAGATAATTAAATTACCAGACTATTGGAAAGATTTGGTGGATGTTGAAAGTATATCTGTACAGTTACAACCAATAGGAGCACATCAAGATATAATTATTAAGAGATGGGATGAAGGAACAGTGTATCTTCAAGGACAAGGTGGACTTCCTATTAATTGTTTTTATCATGTATATGCTGCAAGAAAAGATGTTAACCCATTACATGTAGAATATGAGGGTGATAGTTGGCAAGATTATCCAGATCCAAACTTTAATCCAGAGACAGTACCTGACCCAGAAAATCCAATCTTTAATGATCCGAAATATGCTCCTCAGAGGAATACTATTACCATTTGATGAAGAAACTTATATATGTAGAGGATAATTTTTTAGATTCTTCTCTGTGTCAACCCTTTATTGACCTTTTTGATGTCAAAAAAGAAGATCGTTCATTGGATGCTGTAACACATTCAGACCCAAATGAAAGTCTTACATATATTCCAAATCAACCATTTGATAAGAATTATGGTGCAAAATATTTGGGTGGTAATGTAGATCCTATAGATATGAATTCTACAACGGATGAATTATTTGGTGGTGTTATTAATAACGTAACCAATCGTTGTAAAACATTTGAGAGTGAAATTGCATTAGACTATGTTGGAGTTGTGAGATGGCCTATTGGTTGTTTTATGAAACCTCATTTTGATGATAATAATGTTCATAGACCAGATGTGTTTGCAGCAATGCTTTACTTAAATGATGACTTTAAGGGAGGATCTACAGTTTTTGAGGATATTGAAATAAAACCAGAAAAGGGTAAATTGGTTATTTTCTCTAATTCACAACATCTTCACTATGTGAGTAAAGTTGAGGAAGCAGAAAGATTTGTTCTTTCCTTCTGGTATAGTAGACCTTGACAAATCCTTCTGATTGTGCTATATTAGTAAAATAACTGGATAATCCACATGCAAGAAGATCAAAGACCTGACTTAGGTGAAGATACTACTGAGTATGAAGATGAGGAGTATCTGACCAAATGTGTGGTAGATCCTGTAACGAAAACTTTTTATCTATATTCTAGTGAAGGTGATACAAAGACTGTAGTATGTGATGATACTGAACAGTTTATGGGTGTGTTGAAGGTAGTACGTGCTACTTGTCCAGAAGATAGGTTAAGTTATACAAATCCCCTTTAGCCAGGGAAATTCGACTTTTTATTCCAAAAAAGGCGGGGAAAAAACCCCGTCATTTTTTTGCCCTATTACTTTTTTTATAAATATCTAAAAAAGTAATGGCTAGTCGAATATGGGCATTCGCATAGATGGGCAGACCGACGTATTATCAGCAGCGGATGGTTCACTTACCATTGAAGGTCAGCAAATTAATACTACTGGAATTGTAACTGCTGCTTCTGGATTTAGAGTCGGTAGTGCTGTTACGATAGGTATATTTAATGGTGGTAACTCTACTTTTTCGGGTATTGTTACTGCAAATGCATTTATTGGTGATGGTAGTGGATTAACTGGTGTTGCTGCTGGAGTTTGGACAGAAGATTCTGTTGGTGTCAGCACAATTAAGGTTGCTGGTATTAATACTACTGGTGTTAAAGGAACTGCTGCTGGTGCTGCTACCTCAGAAGGTGCAGTTCAGGCACATGGTAATGTTTCCATATATGATGGTGTTTTGATGCTTGATCAGGTTATTGATAAGAACTTAACTATACCTGCAGGTAAGAACGCAATATTAGTAGGTCCTGTACAAGTTGCTGCTGGAATCGGCATGACTGTTGAAGCAGGATGCACTCTACTTATAGCATAAATACACAAAATAGGACTTTATCGATAAATGGCTAATTTACAGGTTGGTGTTGCTGGAAATGGAACCGTCACGGTAGGTGCAGGTGCATCAGTACATTCTCCTGCAAGTAATACTCTGACATTAGGAACAAATGGTGATGAGAGGATTCGCATCACATCAGGTGGTAAATTACTTTTAGGAACAAAT